TTCGTTCTTTGGTACATGATCTTTTCTGACTTCCGCCCGTTCATTGCCTTTGTGGCGAACAAGGGCGAAACGGCCATCGAAATCTTACGTAAGGTCAAGGTCGCGTTCGAAAACTTGCCGCTCTGGCTGCAGCCGAACGTCGTGGCTTGGAATGAAGCTAACATCGGTCTTGAAAACGGTTCACGTGCGGTTGCTAAGGCAACGTCATCGGACTCGATTCGTGGTTACTCAATCGATTTGTTGTTTGTTGACGAAGCGGCATTCGTGGAAAACTGGGAAGCCTTCTGGCCTTCTACCTTCAACACTCTGACGTCAAGAGAATCAACCAAAGCTGTTTTGGTTAGTACGCCAAAGGGTCTGAACCACTTCCATACCACCTGGCAGTATGCTCACAAGGAAGGTGCCAAGTGGAACTTCTTCAAGCCTCTCAAGGTGTCTTGGGAATCGGTACCAGGGCGCGATGAAGCCTGGAAGCAGAGAACCCTAGCGGGTATCAACTTTGACCACCACCAGTTCGCTCAGGAGCACGAAGTCGACTTCCTGGGATCATCCAACACGCTGCTCTCTGGTAAGAAGCTCAAGGAGCTTATCCCAGACGTACCGCTCATGGATGAGTATGGCATCAAACAATACTACAAGCCTGAAAAGGGCAGAATCTATGCCTTGGTGGCTGACGTCGCCGAAGGTAAGGGCTTGGATTACTCAGCCTTTCAAATCATCGATGTTACCAAACAGCCGTTCAACCAAGTTTGTACGTTCCGTTCAAATCTGGTCACACCGGTTGAGTTTGCCGACATCATCTATCAGATGGGTAAGACCTACAACGAAGCCTCAGTTCTGGTTGAGCTTAACTCCGTTGGTGGACAGGTCTGTCAAATTCTCCATGACGACTATGAGTATGACAATCTAGTTCACACTGAATCAGCCGGTCCTGCCGGCAAGAAGGTTTCAGGTGGATTTTCTGCCAAGAAGTTCGAAATCGGCGTGCGTACCACAAAAACGGTCAAGGCTACCGGTTGTTCCATTATGAAGATGTTGATTGAGCAAGAACAGCTCATCATCAACGACGAAGCTACCATTGAAGAGCTCTCTAGGTTCATCCGTAAGGGACGCTCATGGGAAGCCGAACCTGGTGCTACTGACGACTTGACGATGTGCTTGGTGCTATTTGCATGGCTTTCGGATCAGAAAATGTTCCGTGAGTTGACTGATATTGACGTTTTAAAGCGTCTCAGAGATCGTTCCGAACAACAAACCCTAGAAAACCTGACACCATTCGCCATGATCAACACCGGTAACGGTGAATTGGAGAAACGTCAGTTATTAGGTAACAACAAACATGGTTGGGTGCTTGATAATGACCCTGACAAAAAGGTGCGAATTTTCTTTTAAAAACTGGTTTTTGATAAATATGAGCAACGATTTAAGAATGCAAAACTAAAAAGGATAAGCAAAGCATGACAACTCTTTCATCTCCAGGTACTCAAGTCAAGGAATTTGACCTGACACCGGGCATTGAACCGCCTACGTCTACACCTGGCGCTTTTTCTGGCGTGTTTCAGTGGGGTCCAGTAGACCAAGTTGTGCTGGTCGACAGCGAAGACATTCTAAGAAGTAAATTCTTCAAGCCTACTAGCTTCAACGCAGAGACTTGGATGTCTTGCGCAAGCTATTTGGCGTACACGGACAGTTTGAACCTCACGCGTGCCGCTGACACAACCGGTAACACGGTTGAAAAGATATTCTCAGGCAACGCAACAAGCCTTGCTGGTGCTGCTGGAAACAACGTCCTGCAGCTAAGCAACACGACTGATCTTGCAGTTGGTCAAGTTCTTGCGTTCTCTAATGCTGTTGGTGCACCTGTTGGCGCGATTATTTCACAAGTCAATTCTACCGCTGTCGTTCTGAACAACTCATTCGCAGCAAATGTGGATTCTATTGACGTTCTCTTCCGCGATAACGTGACCTTCACAGCAGCCGCTCTACAGAGCGATCTGAACTACGACATGTCAGATGTTTCTGACTGGGATTCATTGGTCGTTAAGAATGAAGATGACTACACCGGTCGTACTGGTTCATTTGACTCTGCAGCATTGTATGTAGCAAGATGTCCTGGTGAACCAGGTAACTCGCTGCGTGTTTCTGTTTGTGACTCTGCTGATCAATTCAGTTCAGATATCATTATCGCAGCAAACACTTCTACGCTCAATGCTACCGCATCTGTTCTGACAGGAACAGTTGGTTCTAACACCATCACTGTAGCCGTTGTTCCGGCAAACACGGCTAATGCAACGCACGTAACTGCTGCTAACGCACAAGCTGGTGTAATCAACGATGCATTGTCAGTTGGTGATCTTGTTGAAGTTGGTAACAGCACCATCGGTCTACAGATTCTCAAGATCACTTCGCTGAGCGGCGTATCTATGGCTTCAAACGTCTTCACCGTGACCTTTACTACGGATGATGAAGTTAAGCTTTCTGGCAACGTAGAAAATCTTACTGTTTCTCGTTTCTGGGAATTTTACCCACGTTTCGATTCAGCACCGGGTCAATCACCTTACGTTCTTGCTTTCGGTAACACAGCTGCAATGGATGAAGTTCATGCAGTTGTTGTTGATGAAGGCGGTGCGTTCTCTGACAGCCCAGGCACTGTGCTTGAAGTTTACAACAACATGTCACGTGCAACTGATGCAAAGTCAAACGATGGCGCAACCATCTATTACAAGAACGTACTCAACGCCAAGTCAAAGTATATTTGGTGGGCTAATGATCGTACAACGGCACGTTCCGCTACGGCGGCTTT